TCGGCGCGGTCGGCTACGTCGCTCATGCTGCTTTCCCTTCCATGTTCCCTAATGTGTATTCGCTAAATTTCACTACCTCTTCTCCCATCCATTCGTTGATCGTTAAGAATTGCGATTGCAGCGGCACCAGCTCATTGCGGGCGAACACGCGAGCCGCCGGTTCCACGGCACCGAAGCCGCCGGCATTGCTCGGCATGATTCCCATCAGCTGCGGCGGTACGCGGTGCGCCGCCAGCAGGTCGTCCCTGGTCACGCCTTTGATGTTAAAAAATTCGTCCTTGGCCGCGACCTCGGACACCGGCAGGATCTGGATGCCGTCTTTCTTGCCTCCTGGTGCGTACATGAAGACGTTGCGGAAATTGCCCGGTCCCTTGCTCTCCCGCAGCGCGGTGCGCAGCTTGTCCACGTCCTTGATGTCCTGGGCGGCATCGGTCATGTACAGAATGAAGCCGGCGTGAGAGCCGTTCTTGTAGTACTTGCGCCGGAATAGCGTGGCCGATTCGTTGAGCCAGGCCGACTGCAAGGCGGACAGGTATTGCGGCAAGCCGTACACCTCCTGGTTCACATCGGGATCCATCAGGTGGAACACTGTCCCCCTGGGGAAGGCGTGCTCCTGCTTCCACCCCTGCACAAAGAAATAGTTATCCAGCTCCTGTCCGCGCCGCGTGTACTTGGCGAGCGAATGGGTCAACTGCACCAGGCGCCCCGTGCGGCTGCTGCGCTGTTCCGGGTAGGCATTGCCAAAGGTCAGGAAATCCAGCGCCAGGCGCTTAAACGTATCCCGCGACAGGTATTTGTTCGGCACAAAGGTCGACGTCAGGATGTTGGTCTTAAAATAGATCGCGCTGCTGTGGTGGACGCTGGCATTGAACGACTTCGCCAGACCTTGCCAGCTAACCGGCGGTTCATACCAGCGGCCATTGAGCCAGCATTCCAGGTTCTCCATGATGTCGGCTTGATCCAGTACCGGCATCGGATCGCCGAACGAAAACGCCTCCATAGATGGCGCTGGCGGCGCTACCTGGTCGGGCGGCGCCATGGCCGCTTGTTGGGTTCGCTTAAAACGTTGTTTCTTCATCCCGTAAAAATCTCCATAAATGAGGTGGTGGCTTTCGATATGCCCTCTATCGGTTCGTGATCGAGCGCGTGCATGCAGGCCCAGGCCAAGTCGGCGTGGCCGGTTTCGTCCGTGCGGCCGGCGTCATAAGTGACCTGCCTGCCGCTGGCGGTAATGGTTTTGCGGATCGCCATAAAGGCTTGCGCCAGGTCGGTGGCGCCGGCGTCGAACTCCAGGCGTCCCTTACTAATCACGTCCTTGGCTTTTAAAACCATGCGGACCTTGACCTCGGCGGAATAGTTGATGGCGGTCGCGTTCGGGAAGAACTGCTTCACTATCGGAAACACGCCAATGCCCATGCCGGTCGTATCGATGCCGATATAGTCGACCTGGTAGCGCAGGGTCATTTGCCGGATGGTTTCGGCCTGGGCCGCGAAGTCCATGCCGCGCCATTGATGTCTCTCCAGGACACGGAACTTGCCGCCGGCGACCAGCGGCGGCGCCAGCACCACGCAGCCGGCACTATCTCCAGTCAATGAGGGGTCGTAGCCGATCCAGACCGAGCGGTAGCCGAATGGGCGCGCCGCAAACGGTTTGACGTCGTCCCAGGCTTCCCAGGAATCGACCATGCAGCGCTGCAGCTCGGCCAGCGGAAATATCGATGCGGTGTCATCGATAAAATTACACATCAGGAGGTTTTCAAACTGGTCGGGGCTGTATTCGAAATTGCGCAGCTCATCGATGTCGAACAGATTGCAGCCGCCGCGCTCGGCGTCCAGGATGGTCACGATCTGGCGCCAGATCTTGTCCTGGCCCGTAAAACCGCTCATCAGCTTGGCATGGCTGATATCAATCTTGACCTGGTCGGCTTTGGGCCGGCGCTTGTTGAACAGTTCGCCAGTCCAGAATGGATACGCCTGGTGCGTGGTCGACGATGGTGTCGAAAAATAGGTCTTGCGCCATTGCTTGTGCAGCGCCATGCCGGACGCGACCTTGTTCAGCTCCTGGAAGTTGTGGGTCCAGAAAAATTCGTCAAAGTAGAAATTGCCGTGATAGCCCTGGGCTGTTCTTGCATTGGTTCCCAGGAAGTACAGGTGCGCGCCGTTCGGCAGCACAATCGGGTCGCCCGACAACTCCACGCCTGCCGCTTCCTTGGCGAACTGGACGATGTACTGTTTGAACACATGCGCCTGCGCCTTCGATGCCGATAGAAAAATCTGATTGCGGCCCGTCGCCAGGGCGTCGGCCAGCGCCTCGCGGGCGAAGTACCAGGTGGCGCCGATCTGGCGCGATTTCAGAATCACCCGCGTGCGCTCGTGGCCGTTGCGATACCAGACCTTTTGGTAGTCGAACAACGAGTCGCGGAAGGCGTCGAGTAACTGGCTTTGCTGTTCTTCGCTGAAATCGTTGCGGGTCGGCTTCTTCTTCGGGCCAGCATTTCTCTTGTCCAGGTTCGGATTGAGATCGGCCTCATTGCCGCCGCCGTCATAGCGGCGCTTGCGCGACATCTGCACCAGGGAGCGCGTCAATAAATCGATTTCCTTAAAATCGCTGCCGGTCTTGACCTCTTTACTTACCAGCTGGACCATGCGCGCTTCGATCTGCCCTTCCACGCGGTCTATTGCCGTCGACAAATGCCATTTGTCGCGTTCCTTCCAGCTGGCGACCGTACTGCGTTTGATTTTGAGATGCTTGGCAATCGATGAGATGCGCCATCCCTGCCAGTACAGGCTGCGGGCGGCGTCGCGCATGGCTGCCGGATCGTCGACAACGGCAGTGAACTTTGCAGGTATGCCTGGCGCGCGCGCGACGCTGCGTTTGGCTGATGTGGATGGGACGGGCTTGATTAACATGCCGCCAGCGTAGAGGGCAACGCCGGTAAAAGCCCCTGCTAGGGAGTCGCTAAGGCAGTTATCAACCCGCTGCCGATTGTTGAGCGGCGCAACAAACCGGACCATGGCGGTATTCGAACTTTGTGAGTATCGCCGCCACCATGTCCACACCGACCGCCAAGCCCGCAACAGGTAAGCAATCCAAATTCTTCCGCGTCGCCGTCGAAGGCGCTACCACCGATGGCCGCGTGATTGACCGCAGCTTTATCGAGCAAATGGCCGCGACCTTTAATCGACAGCTCTACGGCGCCCGCGTCTGGCTGGAACACCTGCGCAGCACCTTGCCGGATGGTCCGTTTAAAGCCTATGGCGATGTGCTGGCGGTGAAGGCCGAAGAGGTGGTACTCGGCGGCGCCAAGAAGTTGGCGTTGTTCGCGCAGATCTCGCCTACCCCTGAACTGGTCGCCATGAACCAGGCGCGGCAGAAGATCTATACCAGTATCGAGATCAATCCGAAGTTTGCCGACACCGGCGAGGCTTACCTGGTCGGCCTGGCCGTCACCGACAGTCCCGCCAGCCTGGGCACCGAAATGCTGTCATTCGCCGCGCAGCACCCCGACAGCAATCCGCTTGCCAGCCGCAAGCAAGACCCCGACAACCTGTTTACGGCAGCGGTGGAAACCGCGCTGGAATTCGAGGACATCCCCCCACCTGAACCCGAAGGAATCAAATTGTCCGACACCCTCAAGAATCTGTTGAAACGCTTTTCTGTAAAAACCGCCGGCGACGATGCGCGCTTCGGTGAACTGGTCGACGCCGTCGAGACCCTGGCAACGCATGCGAATCTGAGCGCGGACGAATTTGCGGAAGAAAAGAAGCGCGTCGACACCCTGGAAGCCGCATTGCAAAAGACGAACGACGAATTCGCAGCGTTCCGCCAGCAAGTCGAATCAACCGACGCGAACCCGACCCACCGTCCCGCCGCAACGGGCGGCGCCGGCGACCTGGAAACCGAATTCTAAGTACATCTCCCGTCCATCACGATTATCGCCCCCTTATAGCCAGGAGTAACCCCGCATGAAGAAACATACCCGCGTCGCCTTCGATAAATACGCCCAGCGCCTGGCGCAATTGAACGACACCGCCAGCGTCGCCCAAACCTTCGGCGTCGACCCGAGCATCCAGCAGAAGCTGGAAACCAAGATCCAGGAATCAAGCGAGTTCCTGGGCAAGATCAACGTCATTGGCGTCACCGAACAGGAAGGAGATAAGCTGGGCCTGGGCATTTCCGGCCCGATTGCCGGTCGCACCAATACCGACAAGGGTGACCGCAAGACCCGCGATTTGGCGTCCCTGGACACTCAGCGCTACCGCTGCGAAAAGACCAATTTCGATACCCACATCAAGTATCAGACCCTGGACGCCTGGGCCAAATTCCCCGACTTCCAGCAGCGCATCGCCAATGTGATCCTGCAACGCCAGGCGCTGGACCGCATGGTGATCGGTTTCCATGGCACCAGCGTTGCCGCCGATACCGACATTGTGAAATATCCCATGCTGGAAGATGTCAATATCGGCTGGCTGGAACACTACCGCCGGCAGGCGCCGCAGCGCGTGCTGCATGAGGGTAAAACGGCGGGCAAGGTGGTCATCGGCGCCGGCGGCGACTATGCCAACCTGGACGCGACCGTGTTCGACGCCTTGAACCTGCTCGATCCCTGGTATCAGAAAGATGCCGGCTTGGTCGTCATCGTGGGCCGGGCGCTGTTGCACGACAAATATTTTCCATTGGTAAACACCAAACAGGCGCCGACCGAGACGCTGGCCGCCGACATCGTCATCAGCCAGAAGAGAATAGGCGGCTTGCAGGCGGTGACGGTTCCGTATTTCCCCGACAACACGATCCTGATTACCCGTTTCGACAATCTGTCCATCTACTGGCAGGAATCGGCGCGGCGGCGCCGAGTAGTCGATGAAGCCAAGCGCGACCGTATCGAAAACTACGAATCGTCCAATGACGCGTATGTGATCGAGGATTACGGCCTGGGCGCCATGATCGAAAACATCGAACTGGTGGCCTGAGATGGCGGAACTTTCTCCCGCCCAGCGCCATAAGGCCCGCGTACTGGCCGAGCGCGCCGCCGCCGACGCCCAGCCGGGCGGCGTTACGGGTGGCACCGCCTACGAAATGATGCTTTATAAACTGGCGAACGACTGCCGCAGCCTGGGCAGCATCCAGTCGGTGGCGCGCAAGATCGAAGTCAAAGCCACGCTGCTGCCGGAGTACCAGGACTGGATCGACGCGGTGCTGTCCGCCGGCAAGGGCGGCCAGGACGATGTCTTTACGACGCTCCTGGTCTGGCATATCGACACCGGCGACTATGCGCGGGCGGTCGACATGGCGCGCTATGCAATCGAGCACAAGCTGGCGCTGCCGGATCAGTACAGCCGCGACATTCCGACCATGCTCCTGGATGAGTTCTCGACGGCCTACGCCAGCGGCAAGCTG